CAAAGATTCTAAGTATTCGCGTGCTTTATCTTCGTTTTGAAATTGTGGCTGGTTAAGAATTGGCGTAGTCATGATTAACTCCTAAAAACATGACTAATTATACAATATTAAAATGGGTTTGTTAAGTATATAATTGCCTTAGTTTTGCCGTTTCTTCGATGACATGAGCAATTGCGGCTTTCAGAGAATCCCTCTTCTCCGTCAGCACTTGCTCAATCTTTGGAGCTGCCGTTCTTATTCCAGGCGGCGTTTTAACCTTTGCCGCCGCCATGAGTTTCTGGAATTTGGTACGCCCGGAATCCATCGCCGCAACGATTTCGGCGATTGCCTTGACGTGATCATCCTGATTCTTAATCGGCAGAATCTTGCCATTCAAGGTAACCTGATAAATATCGCCGGTCTGCTTGATCCTAAGCACAATCTGCTGAGAATCCGCGAAGGTCAGGCTCATTTCACGGTAACTAATCCCGGAAGAGCGCTTAACCGATGTGTTGACATCCTGCTGCACAACATTCGCACCGGCGCGCGAGAAGTATTTCATTACCTCCTTCGATGCCTTGTCTTTTGTTGATAAATCCTCAAAACTGAACAATAAGTTTTTCATAATTCCCAGCTATTTGGTTAAGTTGGAACGCCAGTATTGGAACCACCGCTCTGTACATCAGAATGCCGGTGAGAATCGCCGATATTCTTGCTATTGTGATGCAGAGAGCTGCCATTAACGGTCGTGTCGTCACCATTGATCGTTACCGTGGCGGCATTGATCTCAACGTGATCGGCATTCAACCGCAGCATGCCGTCCGCAGTAAGCTCAATATTCGCATGATGGAATCGCCGCCAATCAACCGAATTTCCAATCCTTGGATTGCGGTATCCAACAATAAGCGGATAGCGCGCATCGCACGCAATGAATTCAATCCATACGTGATCGCCAGCAAGTATTTCTATCTCGGTTGCGTTCGATCCTTCCGCTGACTTATCGCCAATCGGATACAGGATTTCAGCTTCAAGTAGAACATCGCCGCCGTCCGTCATTCCAGGTATCTCAACGCGGCATGTGCGGCTATCCTGATCGTAATATTTGACGATTGCCGGGTATTTGCCCGGCATGTAGCCGTAATCGTTCGCCCTCATCATTCCTCCAAAGAGCCTAACCACAGGCGCGTGTACTGATTGCTACCGCTGCCATCCGTTCCGCTCTGAAAGGCGTGCGCAGCGGTAATGATTACCAATGGTTCGCCATCAATGAAGTTGATCAAATCACCGGCTGCCAGTTGACTGGCGAAATTGATTTTTGTGGCTTTTCTCTGCACCAGGCAGCGTGTCATGTTTCTTAGATGTTGCTCGTTCTTTCGCGGCGAAAAGCGCACGCTGCGCGGCTTATTCTGGTTTCCATAAACAAATCCGCCGCTATCGTTCAACGAAAAGAACCAGGGTATTTCATGGCGCTCAAGGAATCCGCTATGCACGTCATCCGATGCGTTATTGGGAAGATTCATGATCGGCTTTTGCCGGAACAGATCAGGCAAACGGAAGAATTTCAATCTTCCATTTTTCCAGCGCACTACGCCGCCCTCTTCCTGCAAAGCGCGCGCAATGTGAAAACTTGGAGTGTCGCCAACAAAACAATAGAACATCGGAACCGGGAAGTCCGCATCAATAGACTTGAGCGTTGCACCTGCCGCCCGGTAAATTGATGCCAGCGTGTCATTTTCTTTGATGATCGCCTTGTTTCTGACAAAAACAACAGGGTGGCATGCATCAAGGATGGCCGTTACCTGCACGCCAGCCATTTTGCGCTCGCCCTGCACTGCTCTGTTGATCACCTTAGTGGATTTTATGATGCGCATAGCATCGCCATACTGAGCCGAAGCGCCACCAACAGTGAGTAACTGACCTTCAGTCAGATACTTATCGATTCCATCATCAATCCTGATCTCAGCTTCCAGCGTTACCGGTACCGGCGACATATCTGATCGCAGCACGGCTGACTTGATAAAGTCTCCGCGAATCTGCTTGCCGTTTGACAGGTATAAAATCACAGATGAATTTTTAAATTGTTTCCACCAGACCAACGAAAGCATTCATCGGCATTTCCCGATGAGCGTTTGCAATGTCCTGATCGATCTCGCTTGAAGACCGGCCAAATACATCAACACCAAGCCCTCTTGATGCCTCAAGCTGTATTGCGGATTCTCGTTCGACGTACAAATAAAACAATGGCTTTATCAAAGCCCATTCGGAATAACTGATGGTCATATTTTGATCGATTGCCGGATATGGAGGAAGAATCCCGTCATATGCCTCTAATGTTGCATATCCAGCATAAAACTGTGTCGCAGCTACCGCCTGCGCAAGCGCGGTAGCAGGATCAAGTACAACACTCAATGGCCGCTCGGAATCAAGAAATTGTGTTACCAGAGCGTCAATGCTTTCCATTGTTATGCGTCAGGTTCCATGATCAGATACGCAATATCGCTGGTATCGGTTCCGCTGCTCGACGTAATCGTAAAACTGGTTCCAACAACGCGCGCAGAAACTCTCAAAAATCCTGGAGTTCCGCCTGGGTTGTTGTTGGTCAGAAAGATTCGGCTGGTTGCCGTAATTTTATTGTTACTTACGGTAACAGTTCCGCCAACCAGCGTTGCGATTCCCATTGGCTTGTTGGTTCCCTCCGGGTGCTTTGGGGCCGCCTTGCTAACATAATTTTTGTCCACATCACCGGCACTAATTGCACTGTTCCCTGTGGCCCCAGATGGAACATTCATCTCGCCGCCTAAAAATCCAGGTGCTCCTGACATTTTTATACCTCTCTATGGTTGATTAAAAAACTAACTATAATTCGCCGAATTTCCCGGAATTACCTCTCCGAAGTAATGAAAAAACATGGTTCCTGTGAAAAGAAGAATTTGCGCTCTGTTCTCCCAGTCACGATCCGGGTTATCTATTTGCAAAAAGCAATTACGAATGCGCTTGGCTCTCAGGAATTTCAGCGGCGTGCCCTCGTAAATCGTGGCATCAAACTTTCCGCCTCTCGTCAGCAGATTTACCAGCATGTTGTCGATTGAACCGGCAACCGTTTCCATGAATGCCACCTGCCCTTGCTGATGGAATTTTGCTTGCTGGGATTCCCAAGATGCGCTACCAAGAATAGATGGAACTTCTATTTCTCCACCGGATGACAGTTCTGGCCACGGCGCTTGCTTGCACAGCAGGTAATTTTGCTCAAATCCATCGATTTCAAAAGTGAAATCGCTTGATATAACCTTTGAGCCTAGCGTTTGGGTTACATCGTAGAATCCCTTCATGTATTGATTATTGGAAACGGTCATGATTTTTGTCCTTTAAAGTCAGGATTGCTATTTCAGATACCTAACTGTATTGCAAGGACTAAGGAGGGAACCCGGCGGTTTTCCGGGTTGGTGTTTATTGCGGGGTCAATTCAGGTGCATTAAGTTTGCGATTCTCATTCCATGCTAACCAGCCGAAGATGCGAAGCATCAGCCAGCTCAAGTATCCGGTAATTTGCATTTCGTTTACGTGCAATCCAACATCAAGAAAAGTCTTGTCCCAGAACGATCTTCCTTGGTTTTCGTGATATTTATACTTATTGCCTTTTCTGCTGATTGCCCACAGATAGTTATAGCGGTAACCGTAATCATGGATGATCCCCTGAATCAACAGTATTCCCACCGGATCGAGAATTCCCCACATGAACTTAGGGGTGCTTGCTCCATCCATAACAAACCCCTTGGGTATTACAACCGGGGTTCCGCATGGCATAATAAAAACCCAGTCTTCCACAACTTCCCAATTACGAGCGCAAGTAAGCAATATCCACACTTTTTGCCAAAAAGACTTACCTCTTGTGCATATCGGGATAGGTTTAAGTATTGGCATTAGCATTTTATCTTTTGTCCTTTTTATTGGTCGGTGTTGGCACAACGACAAACTCTAATTCATCGTGATGAGGCTGCTCTTGATCAGGATATTTTGGCCGCTCCACTCGAGGATCGTCCCTGTATTCCGAGATCAACGCGCTGTCACCAGCTTTTTGAGCCACGGTTTGCGGCACAAGTAGCCCTATACTTGCACCGGCGATCAAAATCTGAGATGCGGTGAGTGAGTCCAGATATGACAGTCCACCAGCACCGACACACATTGCCGTCAACGTTGTCAGCGCCCTGCCAATCGCGTGCGGATCGCCAAAAATGTACTGGAATAGCCCGGTTCCTTCGGGAATCTCGAATGACCACTTGCGATAGTATGCGAACAGCATCCCGATCACGCTTGAAACCACGAACAAACCTATCCTGATCGCCTCTTCCTTGTCGAATAGTTCAATCATTTTCCACCTCCTACTTCATCAATCCAGCCGCCACAGAAGCCAGAACAGACGCATACCGAAGCACTTGGATAGCGACTCTCTCTTTGTCTTTTGCGGCAACGTATTTGTCAACCGATTGATCAAGTTTGGTGGCGTGATCCTGGATTGCCAGAAGCGCTGTTTTTGATTGCTGATCGTACTTATCCCAATTCCTGCGAACCACGGCATCAACTTCTGCATAGCTGCCACGCAGATCGGCGTAATCACCAAGCATTCCTTGATCAAGGTCGGTTATTGATTTTGGATTCACAATCACGCTTTTCCATTTGGCCCGGAACTGATTCACCTTATTCTGCGCATGATTCACTATCTGAACATCGATGTTGCTCAATTCAACGCTTTTGATGCTCTTAAAAACATCGCCTGATTCGATCTGATGACCAAGAAATGCCGATTCACTTACCACTTTCGTGACATTTGCGCATGCGGCAATCAGCAGTATGATAATTATTGGAACGATAAATTTGACCATTTTAATAACCCCATTAATTTGGTTGATAGAGCTACACTTTGAACGATGTCAAGAACTTCAGAACAGCTTCGACTGCACCGGCAAACTTTTCACCGGCCAGCAAAACGCCAATAATCACCGCATATCCGATAAATGTTGCTGCGAAATGGACGCCCTTCAGAAATCCCGATCTGCTTGCCTTGTCTTCAATCATATTGACGGCGTTCCCCTGAACCTGTTTGCGAATATCAGTCATTTCACTTTCCAGCGTTCCGATCCGCGTTTCGTGCGCCCCGATCTTCGCTTCGTGCGATCCAATCTGCATATCGTGCGGGCATTTGTCCATTTTCTATTCTCCTGTCACTTTATTAATCCAGGGCGAGTTATCCCGCTGCCAGTTGTTAAACACTGCATCCTGCTTACCGCGCCACCGACAATCGAACAATGCACCCAGCCAGAATTTGGTTCGCCTTGAATGTAGTTTTCGAGAATCAATTGATCGTAAATAAGGTTTGTTGAAATCCAATTTGCCAGATCAAAATTGGATATTCCCGGCAATTCAAAATCCACGGCTTGACCGAGCGTGTGCTGAGATGTTTTGCTTCCGCGAACTATCAAGTTCAATTCTTGGCAGCGATACCCGCTATTCGGAGAGAACGGGATTCCAAAGTGATCTCGGACTGGCTCAAGAATCCGGCAGCAAACGATTTTTAGCCTCTCGATTACATCTCGACTTGGTGCGTTATCAATTCCATGCTTCTTTGCCACGTCCGAGCGGATCAGCTCTCGCAATGTGAAATGCGGGGATAGTTTTTGGTTTAGATCGATATTCATGGTTTTCTAGCGATTGCCTTTGCGAGCATGACAATTGCCCGGATCACGCCGGTTGTCCGCTCAACAATAGCAGCTTGCGTTTTATTTTCTGCTTCACGTGATTTTTCCCAGCCAGCAAACGCTTTGCTATCGAAAAACTTTTTGGCCATGCTTGGCTGCATTGAAAGAGCTTCGGGCAGAGATGTGTGCGATGTGACGCTAAGATTGGCGGCCATGTTAAGTAGACTTTCCGCCCAGGTTTTTCGCCAATTCTGAGATGCAGTTATGAGCCGGAAATCGGGCTGGTGACAAACCGCGCGCCACCCCTCCTTCTGTCGGCATTACTACGATCCCATCGTTTGCAAATTCGATTCTAAAAAGGTGATGCAGCTTGTTTCTGCTATCCAGGTAACCGCTCATGAGCTGCGCAAAGTCACTTTCCGGGTAAGCTGCCATGACACGCATTCTTGATAACAAGAAATCGTCGTACGCGCTCTCGCCGCCCGATGGATTCGGGTGATCTTCGCCCTTTATCGTGAGCTGGGCAGCCATTCCGCCTATCAGCCAGTGCAATCTAAGTGAAATTCCTTCAATTTCACCGGATAATCGTTCGATAGATTCCGCCATTGCGCCGGTTAAATGATTAATCTGCCATTCATCGCCGCCGATATTGCCAATACTCACGTTCTCTAGCGTGGCAGGCTCATCAATTGAGCCCTCAAAGTAGTCCAGATACTTGCCATTCTCACCAACACCAAAATCCGGGCCGTCATCAGAAACGGAAGCAAGATAGTGGCAAACAGCCATAATCCGCTCTTGCACCGTCCAATTTGCCGGATCATCGATGCCTTGCACCGATTCCACGGATTTACGCAGAAATGCCGTGGTTGTCGCCTCCTCAAGATGAGAAGGCATGGCCGCAATGGCTATTGATTCTCCAATTGACAATTCACGTAATTGCACGGTCAATCGCCGTGTTCTGAGTATCGGGAAGTGAAGCATTTGCAGCGCCAATCCTTTAACAATTTAACTGCTTGAATTGTGCTTAATTGCGGATTGCGGAATGAGGGTTGTTTTCCGATTAATTTATTTGAAAAACATATTGATGTTTTTCAAAAAAGCAGGTAGAATTATTTTCATGATCGCAATAAAGCGACGACCGAAGCCTCCGGTAGCAGGCAGGAGAAATGACATGAGAAACAGCAAAAACATAATCAGCATGTTCGCAACACAGAATCCAACTGACAAGTATGTCGTAGCAATCGATGGATTTTTCTGCTACGCAGAAAGCAAAACCGAGGCCGACTCTATATACGATTCTGCGATGAAGGGATCTGACGGATATATCGAGAATTCTAGTTTTTGGTCAATTGACATCATCCCGCCTCATCATTACCCAAGATACATAAACAACTATCAACCAAAGGGCGGCATCGTTGACGTTACTAAGCGCCACCCGATTGACTTGATTGGATATATCCGAAAAAACCAAAAACGTTACTACTCTGAGCGCAAAGACGTGTTGGCAACAACAACAGCAAGACAAAGACTTGCAGAAGCAAAAGAGGATTTAATGGTTATACTCGGAATTGCCGCAACAACAGATTGGCGCAAAAATAGAGTTAGTGTTGTTTAATTAATAAAGGCCGCTTAGTTGCGGCCTTTATTTTTGTAACGCAGATTATGTTTAAACCCTCGCCCATGGGCGCTTACTACAGGATTAATATATCATGACAACAGAAAAAGTAATACCGGAAGATCATAAATTCGCGGCTGTATATGTTGGCGCTCCCTACGGACTAAATGATGGCGGGCAATTGGAATTTACGACAGAAACAGAAAAAGGCGCTGAACAATGGATAAAAATACATTTTGGATCATCTCCGAAGGGATTTGATATGCGCGTAATAGATCTGGATTTCGCAGGATATGAGCGCTATGCGCCGATGACTCCGCGCACTTACTTTATGATATGAGCAACAACTATATCAATCACATCACCCTAACCACCGGCCACAACGCCCGCACATCGCGGGCGGATGTGGCTGACGAAGTGCTGGCATTGGTTGCGCCGTGGCTGCAATCTATCGTCAACACCGGGCAAAAGCACCCGCTGACAGTGCCGTCACTTAGCCATTTTAGCGCAATCGCTTTTGTGCAGGATGGCGGATTGCTGGTTACGGTTTACGGCCCATCCGGACCGCACGAATCAGGCAAACCGGCCAATGCGGATATACCGCTAGTTACTTTCGGAGTGGCGCAACGCTCACGTCATGCAGAGCCGCTATGGGCGATGATGCTGGCATCATACGAGCATGCGCCCGGCATCAAACAGCCATCGACGCCTTGGTGCGCCGCAATCGTATATCCATCTGTCATGGCACACAAATCAACGCTATCGTGGCTCGCTGATTTCGAGCGCTGCTGCTCCTGGGCGTGGATTACGCGCAATGCTCAACTGGGAAGCATAAAATGACGCAAGAAAATAAACCCAAAAGGGGCGGAAAAAGGGAAGGCGCGGGAAGAAAAGCGCTACCAAAATCAAAAAAAAAGAAGGCCAGAACATTTCTTTTGACTCCAGATGTCATAGCTTTTCTTGATACCCAGCCATCGGCAACCGCCACGATTGAAATGTCAGTTAGAGAGTATGCTGATAGGATTCGTAATATTTGATATTAAGCGAGGGATGAAATGGCACTAATTAAATGCCCGGAATGCTCTGCACAAGTAAGCGACAAAGCAACCACCTGCCAGAGTTGCGGTTTTCAGATAAGCAAACCGAAAAGAGGTTTATTTGGCACTTTAGTCAAATGGCTATTCATTTGTTTCAACATATTTATGGTCGCCTGGATCTATAGCGGCATGGGCACGACCGCTGAAATTTATGATGCAGCGCCGGAAGCGGAAAAAGATTTTGCCGCTCTCGGAGCGGGAATCGGATTCACCATAATTCTTGGATTTTGGGTTGCCGGTGACATAATTCTCGGTATGCTAGTGTTATTTACACGCCCCAAATAACACCTCACAACCTGACAGTCCGATAATTCGACCAATCCTCACGGTCAATGGCCGTGAGCGTTGCCAGCGACATTTGCACGCTCTTTTCTATGTATCGACCACGAGAATCAACCGGAGATGATATTGGGTTGTTGATTGACTCAATAACCAGCGGAGAATAAATTTCACCCTTGTAGTTCATGGCAACCATTATGGGTGCTAGAGACGGCACCAAGGCATCAATGAAATTTGATTCTCCGCGTGCCGCTTGCGCCGATCTTGCCAGCACCGAACCATCGGGAGATAATTTCACCGGCAAAGCCCACTCCATCAGCTTATTAAATGGCTCTTCAACTTCTTTTATTGGATCGCTCCATGCCCTGAATATCGCAGTTGCATGAATTTTAACTGGCCTCATACCATTAAATATCTGAGTAGAATTTAGCCTAGTGATACCAGTGCGCCCTTCGAACTGGCGAATGAAATCGTTTGATCTTTGTTGTGCCTGCGCAGCAAGACTGCCAGCATCTTTGCCTCCACCAATGAATGCATCGATAATAGGCTGCAACGCACCAGATTGCAGCATGGCAAGTAATGTGGGTGCCCTATTTTCAGGCCCGGTATGCTCGAAAGCACTCTGCCAATCCAGAGAAATTTCAATATTCGCATCGATGAGCGGAGCGTAAACTGTTTTGCGATCCGCATCGGGCGTGCGCACCCAAACGTTATTATTCGTTTTCTTTACTTCGTAAAAACTCGCTATCAGGTGCGGTGACAAGCCATCCCAATGAGACGATAGAGAATTTTGATCGATACCAGGAGGCTGCGTTGTTCTCATGATAATTTGCCATAAAAAAGGCGCTGCCACCTAAAGCAGCAACGCCATCATTACTTCTTGCTGATCGTTTTTGGCTTACTTGATTCCCATTTTTCTGCGCTTGATCATTGATTTTGCCCGGCGCATGCGTGCCGTGGCAGAATGGCTTTTCATTTGCGCTTTGCGAATACCAAGTTTTTGCGCAGCGCTCAGTCGAACGGTACCGGCGATACGCTTTCTAATTTTGACTTTCTTGCCTTTCCGGATTGCAAACACTTTCTTGTATGCAGCATCAAGAGCAGGTTCTTGGTCAGTTTCGCCAAATACGAAATCATCAAGATCGGCGCTCGCTTCGTCCTCTCCTTCAGGCAATACCGATGCGATCAGGTCTTTTACGCGCTCCGCAATATCATTGTCCCAATCATTCAATAATGCATCAGCGTCTTCCTCGGATGCACCCTTGCTTACCATGTAGTCATAAGCAGCACTGAGCGCAACATCAAGCACACCTTGTTCATCCTCGGTGATTTCTCCGTCCTTATTGGCATCGGCAACACCAACCATCAACGCCAGCAAGCGATCAGAACAGCTTTCGCCGTCAGCCAGGTCATCAGTTTCAACCCATTGCTGCACCGCCGCTGCGGCTGCCAGGGTAATGTCTGCAATCGTGTAATCAGCGGCGCTGCCCGATCCCGATTCGCCATCGTCCGCAGAGTCCAGGGTTTTTTTAACCTCAACCGGTTTCTGCTTTCTTTTGGCCATGTCGCGCAGATAGCTCGTAGTAAATGTATTCATGTCATCAATTCCTTATGTTTTGGTAAAAAAACTTGTTTCCGGCCTACCGGGTTAATGTCTGCGTAACCATAATTCGACGCGCAGCGCCGTCATAGTGCAACCCATATGACACGTCCATCGTGTCATATGGCCTGATGGCGTTCGGCTTGACCTCGAACTTCCACGCAGCGCCATCCATATCAGGCTCATTGCTAGGAACCAGCCAGCCGGAAGCCTGAGCGCTATCAAGGTATGTCGTTAAATTTCTATTCGTGCGCTTGATGGCAATCTCCATAGGTAAATGCAACACATCCTTGACCATTCTGGTAATGTCATCATCAACGCTGGCAGACATATCAGCGACGGAAATCAATTTCTTGAGACTCGAATCAACCGGCGCGCTGGTTAATTGATCTCTGAATACGAATAAACCTCCGCCAGAATACGTTTCCCACAACACAGGATTGATCTTTGCCTTGGCCAGCGCATTAAGCTCTTGATCGGTTGGAGTGTATGACTGAATTATCCCGGATCGGCGCACCGGCCAATTTCTACCAGCTATCGGGTAGTTTTTCGGTGCAAAGCCGCGCGCGTTTATCTGAGCATTTCGCGCACATGCATACGCAATATTCAATGCTGATGTGCCGAAATATCCATTTGGATTCACGCCGGATGGATCAGCAGATTGGAGCGGTGCCCAAAATGCATGAATCAGGTGCGGCGTTTGGCCAGAACCAAGGTTCAATTGCTCAACGAACGCAATTGCGGCTGATGGCGTGAGATTGCCCGGAACATCGAAGCGCAGTTGCCGGTTAGTGTCGAACGACAGTTGCACCAATTGGCCAAGCAAAGCCGTCGATTGTGATCCGCCAGATGCAATGTAGGAGTAATTGAATGGTGTGTATTGCAGCTTTTGCCTGGCACTGCTGTAATCATCGGTACCGTAAGCCGTGCCGCCTTCGACAAAGCAAATCAGCGTACTTGACTTAGACCACTTTTCTTTTCCGCTTGTGTCATATCCGTAAGCATCGGAAGTCGTTGCAACTACAGCAGAGCCACCAGTCACGCCGACTTTAATAATCACTTCATCGGTCATGCTTGCCGCAACGTCAGGAAGATACGCGGAACCACCAAAATCATTCTTGGCAGCAGGATCAAGGGAGCCGGTGAACTCATACAGCAGCACGCCGTCTTTATCACGCATGCGCACGGTCAAGCGGTCGTTTGCAACAGCTACGCCGCCACTTTTTTTCTCATCGGCACGGAACTCAACGACAATTCCATCATTGAAACAACCAAGATGCTTGACCGCAAAGTAATAACTTCCAACAGGCTCGCTTGCGGTTGGAACGCACGCCAGTGTAGGTGCCGTGGTATAACCTGTTCCGCCATTGGTTACCGTTACCGCCGTAATAACACCATTGGTGAATACCGGCGTGAGAATTGCGCCATTGCCGACACCGGTCACTGTGATTGTTTCCGTTCCGGCATAATCCTTTCCGCCGCTGGTAACGTTCACCGCAGTGATCACGCCACCCGCTACGGTAGCAACCAACACAGCCGGTGTATGAGATGTCGCATAGGACGGAGTATCGGTTGTGGCCGTAACGACCGCCCACTTTATGGCGGCAGCGCTGGTAACAAGGCGCTGCACCACGGCTTCATAAGCGCCGTTATTCAATGCCTCAGCCACATGCACCCATGCTTCATTGAGCGCGGAAACACGGATTTGCTCGCCCTTGCCAAGCTTTCTCAGGATATTGCTCCGATCAACCTTAAAAGGCTTGTCGATACGCCCGCGAGTGGCACGCATCATAATTCCCAATACCTGATCCGCGTTATCCTGAGCCGGTATTTCTGAATTATCGCGCAGCGGATTTAACTGAACGCCAGCTTCCGCACCAAGCTGTCTCACAAAATTAGTGGTCATCTTTGGTTATCCTTGGGTTATTTTGCAGCCGGTTTGTGCTTTCTGCCTGGTGTTTTTACAGCACCCGCAGCACCGGCATTTTCAGCAGAACCAGCAGCATTGCTCGCATCACTGTCTGATGCGTTATCATCCGCAGCGGCATTGCCCGATACTGCATCAGCGTCACTGCCGGATTCATCTGCGGCGTTTCCAGGACTAGCTTGATCGTTTCCGCCGGACTCAGTGACACCCGAAGATGTCTGCCCATTGCTTAATTCATTCGCAACTTCGCTCTCTTCCTGATGATCCTCATCGCTCGCGCCGATTTCTTCAATCGTGATCGCCGGATGCTTCAAATTATTCAATTCAGCAATCTGCTCGATACTCGATGCAAGCCGCTTGAACTGATCTTCGTTATGGATTTTTGCGTTTCGCTTATTCAGACCCATATTCGCCATAAAGACGCTGCAAAGCACAGGCATGCCGTCAATTTCCGGCAATGAAATATCAAAATTCAAGTGGCTTGTAAGCGAAACATTTATCGGATAGGCAGCGCCAGCAAACGCTTCTGCTATTAATTCGGCACCCTTCCCGGTTAGGGAAGGAGCGCCAATTTCGACTTTTCTAGTCATTATTGTCACTCCTTGTGATCGGGAAATGATTAATACAGGTTGGTTACGTTGATCAAACCACAACCTGATGCTGCTGGCGCATATTTGTTAACCGATGTGAAGTTACGCGCATAGAAAGCAGCGCCTTGCTTCATGTCAGCATTTACAGCCAAAGGCATGATGGTTGGAGCTTCGGCATCGCCCAGAACGAACGGATTCATTGCAACGTTGTTACCCTTGCCGATACACAGCAATTGAGTCGAATTTGATGTTTCCGTAATACCTTTTGGCGTGTAGTAAACATCAACCGATTTCATGTAGCGCCCGAGCCTGAATATTCCAGGTCTGTTTGTGATTCCGGATGGCTCGAATATGTCATCTGGCATTGCCAAGAAATTGGTCATGCCAAGTTTTCCGACATAAATATGACTAACACCGTGATCCATCGTATCCAATGCCATTTTTTGCGAAACACCGCCAAATTTAGGGAACAAATCGCGCCAAATTTGCGCTCTATTCATTTGTTGAGAGCGGGACGACCAGTTAAAATCAAAGGTGTCTTGATTGTTCACTGCCAAGCGCAGCGCTTTGTAGAGAACGTTGTAATGGCGTTCATTTGCAAACTGACCTTGAATCGCAAAAACGCTTTCACTGTATGGATCAAGCCCCAATTCATTCGACATTTGGGTGCGAGAATCAATGGTTTGTTGCGTGATTGCGCGCCATGCGGTGGCGTGATATTTGTAGTTATTGACGGAAGTGATGATCGATGGCGTTAATTCCGGCGCACGTTCCAGATCAATGAAACCCTCTACCGCAACAGGAACGGTTGTGGGCAATGCTGGCGATGATGTCAGCGCATAAACGCCGGTGTCGGTATTAATCGTTCCGCCGATTGTGTAGGTAGTTCCGGAAATGGTGATGGTTCCGCTTACAGCAGAGTTTCCGGCTCCAGAGGTGTCCGTTTCTTTGGCGGCAAACAATCCATTGACGAACACGTTCGTGCGCCCACGCAACAACTTAATCTGTGCCGCAGCTGCATCGCAAGTCTGATAGTCAGATTGGATTCTTGTCAGCGCACCAGTGATATTGCCTGATCCTGCGGCTGGCATAGAAACATTCACGCGAGACGCTGAAATATATGAATCGCCTGAATTTGCGCCGTCCATAATCGCATTTTCGGCATACGAACCATGCGTTGAACCGGCGACGTGATTCATGATTGCCAGGATAGCCTCGTTTGAACCAATGTCCGTTGGAAGATAGTTTGCAAACGGAATAGCCTCACCCATCATGGTCAAGATGGCCAATACTGCGCGGTTCGGCTGCAATGACAATTGGTCGTGATGGTTAGAATTGGCCGAATCAAAGAGGCGATTTCTATGACCGAATTTATTGACAGCGTGACCGGTCGTTGAATAAGCGACATGAAATGCAGTTTCAAGCAAGTCCGCTGGCGCTGCGCATCCATGCTGGTATTCATAAATGCCAGCACCATCCAGAATTGCCTTAATTACCGCACTGGATTCTTTGCCGTCGCATTCATCCAAAACAAGTTGCAGGCTTTCTGGAACGGGAACGCCAGATTGTTGATTGGTTACGGTCGACATAAAATCTGCTGCGGCAGCAGAATCAAAAGTACCGGATTTGTTTGTGGCGTTATCTTTCAGCTCACCAACAAACAACGCAACTTCATTGGTTGATTTTTTAAGGTATTCGCTGGGTTTGGTTGTCATGGTCTTTCAGTCCTCTGGGTTAAATTTCACCCGGACGAATGACCGGGCACTATCCGCAGCAATCACCCTGTTAATCAGGGATATGCCGTCTAAGTGCCTATTCTGAGAGTCTGAAAATTGCGAAAATGGGCGGTTTTCCGGTTTTGCGATGGAAGTCCATTAAACGTCAAGATCGCCACGCCTATTGGTGACGTAGCGCATAGAGAAAGGCGGTATATTGTTCACGGTCTCAATATCCACTATTTCGTAAGCCAGCCTGACATCTTCTGAGATAACCAAATACAGAATGTCCCGTTTCTTGGTTATAAAATTTCCCGGCATGCTGGTAGCCGCTTCCGGCTCGATCAGGAAACGGAATTCATTGGCAAAGCCGTTATTGGCGTCCCGCATATCCATCATCGAGGATGGTGAGAACTGATCGACCGGCAAGGCGTAGCCATTTCCAATGTGGGAGAAAGTGACATCCTCTTCATCATCGGCATTCATGACACCCAAACCGCCCAATGTGGGGAGACCGCCAGAAGTCGATTCGCCAACCCGGTCAACGGCTTTTCTGAATACTTGACATTCCCAGGTGTTTGGATGATGCATGACTATATTGCGAGTCATGCGATTGATGGCGTTTGGTACGTTAGTGAGCATGGCTATACTCCTTTAAATTTCGCCGCGATTTGAGTGTCTGTGAAACCCACTCTCCGCAACACATCAAGATCGGAAGCTGATAATTTTCCAGCCGCCAATGCCGCCTCAATTCTGCGAGTCGCAACCGGCTTTTTCTCGATTCTTGGTGCTTTTTCAATGGCTTTGCGAAGAGCCTGACGCTCTTTTGCTCGCGCCCGCTCGACCGCGCGCTCTTCGCTTGTCTTTATGTTCCTTGTGCGCCCTCTTTGCTGTTTATCAGCTTCGGCCTGCTTGATTCTGTGCCTTGCTGTGTTATCAGGCGATGCGTGTACTTTTTCCAGGTGCTTTGTCAGGAAATTTAATACGATCCCGGATGATTCAATCTCAGACATCACGCGCAGCACGTGCTTGCACGCGACACCCTTCAAATCCGGATTTCTGATCTTCGGATAACCCATTTCCTTGCGCCCGGCATTAAAATTACCGATGGTGCTGATATACCGGAACCAGTACCGATGCCGCCCGCAGTCGCAATCGAACGCCAATTTTTGCTTTCTCAGCCAGTTTGCCACCTGCTTCGGGCTTTTCTTGTCGCTGGCTTTAAATGGCATCAGCTTGTTGGCTGCTTCGCCAAAGGCATTGAACCTGATAAGCACATGATGGCGCGAAACATTGGATTCAGGCCCGGCATTCGTGATAAATCTAACCTCACCATTCATGGCCGATGCCGGTACCGCCATTGTGATTTGTTTTTTTGCTCTATCCAGATCGGTTTCACCGGTAACGCCCGGCATTGGGCGCGATGATGAAAGATCGATGACCTGTCTCGCGGTAATCCCATTGCCTTTGAAATTCTTTTGCGCCAAGCTCATGTTATGGCGGAATTGCGCAAGATCATTGGAGGTTATTGGCCTTGGTGCTCCACCGAGGGTAGTAATCAGAACCCGGCTTGCATCCCATTCGCCTTGAACTTCATTTTTGGTCAGGATGATCGATTGCGGCGATCTTTCGGCTTGCTCGCGTTGTCTCTGATCGGCCCTAGCGTTTGCCCTGGCTTCTCCGATATGGCCTCTTAGCTTGCCAATGACTGATGAAGGATTTGCAGACATGGTTATTCAGCCCAGGTAGGGGCAAAATCTTCACGATAATCTGAAATTGACTCAAAACCAGAGCGCCGTTTTATCGCGTACAACTGACTTTCAGTAGGCAAAACCAGCATCTTTTGCGGCACCTGCTGATCGACCATATCCATGCCAGCGGCAGCCATTACGGCCAAGTATTCATCGCGGCGGCCATAAACGCGCTGCGATACCAGCGTCACATCGAGCAGCTCATCCGGCTTCACTTCGTAGAATATGGCGGTTTGCCACGGCTTTGTTCTTTCCGAAAATTGCCTTATTTCTCTGTAGAAATCTTTGGCAGCCGTTGGATTTTTGTCGATCACGGTGTGTTTACCTATATTGTGATAACGTCCCCGCGCATTAACGACTCTAGGTCTTCCATCATCGCCACGGCGCTTTCAATCGTTCCGGCATTCGACGCATACAAGCACGTTGCCAGAGCGGCAATCTGAGAACAGGTTACGCCATCCGCAATGCGGTATCTCGCGCCCGTGCCATCTATGCCATCCTTTTCTATCGATGATTCCGGATTTGCGCGCGCCGCCCGATCCGATATAACCAAGCGCGGGCTTGCATTGTCTGTTGCGACACCGGCCTTGAGAGAATAAAACGCGGATATTGCCGGTGACATATCAGATTCGGAGAAAAGGCTGTCACGCGGGATATTGGTGACATTGGTAATCACGATGCAATCATCGCGGCGTGATGGCTGGTAATCGACTTCGACACTAATTACAAGCACATTTGTTTCCGGGTCAATAGCCGAAAACAGCGTGCAAGGTCTTCCCCCGTAACCAGAGAATGTGGCCTGTATTTTTATCATTATCGCCTCTTGAATAACTGGCTAACCGGCATCAACCATATCGGCCATGAAAATACCCAGCAAATAGCGTTGTAAGGCCAACAAATAACCACGGTCAAAACTATAATTCCAAGGCCCGATTCAATCTCTTGCCTTGATTCCTGATTGCGCAAGCCGACTCTCAGGACAATAAGCAGCACAATCAAACCCACAAGAATATGCAGTGCAGAAAGCAGGTGTAAGTCAACAATGTAATCGCCTATTTCAACCATCAGATAACATCCTCCTCAATGAAATTGACTTGCTCAACCAGCGGGTATCCGGCGGGATCGAGCGGATCGCCCGGCGTTCCTTTGCCGTCATTTGGCTCACCCACAACCGGCGCTTTGAATAATGGAATCGATGCTTTCAGAGTCACATCACAGGCAAGAACGGTCATATTCTTCACGTCAGTCTTGATTGACATCGCCGGAACATCGGCGGATTCGATTTGAACCGGCCACTCAAGGCTATCCATACCGGCAAAGCTGCAATACGAGCAAAATCTTCTGTTTTCAATATTGTCAATGTAAAGACAGAACTGCGACACCAGCGCTTTTGCGGTTGGTTCGTCGTGTGCCGCGAATACCACTTGCGTCCGTATATCACCGGCAACAACCTGAACCTTGAATGCCCGTTCTTTGGTATCGTCAGGAATGATCAAATACGGCTGCTCGGACACCTGTCGCGTGTAATCGCGCATTGTTGGAATGTAATCTTCCGCCATTGCCACAATAATCACAGGAATTTTGGGCGGCTGAGTAGGCGTTCCATCGGGATCATTTTTCTGCCATGTGGCAATCATGTCCTCAACGGCATCAACCATCCGCGCCGGTGCCCAAACAATGCTTTTATCCAAGCCGCGCGCAACGAACTCATTGAGCGGCTTGGTGGTGGGAATTAGGGATGAATAGAATCCGGCCATATACTGACCGAACGCTGTCTTTACCGGCTGGAGCACTTATTTACCTTGTAAAGTTATGCATAAATCTTGAATAGATTGATCTGGTGCGGCTATCAAGCACATCTATTTCTCGCTCAACAGGTTCCGCAACCCCCGGCAACCGATCCATTGAACGGAAGCTTGAAACATCATCAAGAATTCTGGAATTTCCTGAATGATCCACGGTGAGCGGCATAACAGCAGAATCAAGCGCTCCCGGCTGGCTTATTCCCTTCTTGGCCAATAGAGATAATAATTCCTCGTTCTCTAACTTGAGACGTTCAATTGTTTCGTTCGCCAATTCGCGCGCCGCATTGCTGCTATCCAACAGCATGATCATGGATTGAGCATGCTCATCCCGCTCTGCGGCGTAAATATCGTCATAGGTAAGGAGGCTGCCTATGTTGACGCCATATGCATTATCTAGCGCCACGCCACGAAAAGAATTGCCTAGATAATTTGGCTGAACAACATAATCAAACCCAAAGAATTCCGGCCTTTTCTCGTCTATCGCGGAAGAGAATCCGCCTATTGATCCATCAAATAGCTTGGCGGCAAGAATTCCTGATTTTGTATCAGCGAATTCTGCCTGATGCTCTATAACGCCATCCATACTCATTTTTAAATGAGTTGTAACGAACGCCGGTTCAACCGGAACATATTTCCCGTTATCTACGAAACCCTCGGACGGCTCCATGCCCGATCTTATTCTTGGAAGATGACCGTAGTACCCAATCATTCCCCGAGAGGCCACTATCTCTTGACGGGCCGGACTGTTGATATCATCGAATATCGCCTTGATATTGAAGTTTCTTGGCTGACCGGTATGTTTTCTGCCTCGATCCTTCAGCGAGTAGCGAATTATTGGTGTCTTTACTGGCATTTGAATAACTCCTTTGATTCAGTTTTTCCAATAATGCCGCCTAAATTCAGCAAAATTGCTTGGTTTTTCCGGCAACGCTGCTGCTATGCGGAAAATAGAAGATATTTCACAAGCTGCGCAACCTACCATTTCAGGTATTGTTAAACTGATCAGAACACCCGAAAAATGCCAGCAAAAACAGGTTTTCTTGCAAGCCTTGGTATTTCGTCAAAACGATGGAATTCTGAGTTTGTCGCACCGGCAGAAGAAATAAAGCAATCGGACGCTTATCTGTACGGATCGGGCGGCACCACTGTTGCCTCATTAATGACTTCCGGCAAGAAGCAGGCGCGCACCCGGCAAGTGATTCATTCCAAGTGGCGCTTCATGGAGTCAGACCCGATCATTTCATCGGCTCTTAGATTGCTGACAACCGCATCGCTTGGTGGGCACGAAACGACCGGAGATGTAATTTTTCTCGAAAAGAAACCGGCGACGAAGAAAAACAAACGGACTGAAAGAATAGCCGATGAAATAACCGAAGCGCTTCAGCCGCTATTTAATCGCGTCGCTTTCCAAACGACTTACACCGGCATGGCATATGGCGATGCGTTCGCGCGGATGTATAGCAAAAGGGGCAAGGGCATCGTTGACCTCTACATTGATGAGATGGTTCACCCTATGCTCGTGCAGCCATTTGAGAAAGGCAATAGAACCATAGGATTCGGCGTTTTTATCGGTGACAAGAATTTCGAGCGTTTGGATGTCACGCAAATGGCGCGCCTGAAGATGCCGCGCACCCAATGGATTCCTCAATACGGAGTAATGGAAAAATCATTGCGAATAGCCATTGCCGAAGATGACATTGACAATCTTCCGGTGCTACCGGCGATGATAGGCGGATCAATTCTGTACAACGCCGAAGAATCTTACGACAACCTGATGGCATCCTTGCTTGGATTGGTCGGTCAGCGCTGGATTGATTCTATTGATGAATCGATAATCACGCCAAATCTTTCCCAGATGACGCAGGAGCAACAAAAAAGATTCCTGGATTCCATCAAAACCATGCTTCGGACATCGAAGCAGCGCGTAGAGGATGCCGTTACCAACGGCAGACCGGTATTCGAGAGAATCAGGCATATTATTCCCACGTTCGCAGAAAAGCAGGTCACAACCATATCACCCAGCAACGGCGGGCAGAGTGGCAGAGCCAGCAACATCACCATTGAAGATGTTATGGTTCATGCCCGCCTGACATCTGGTGCGCTCGGTGTCGATCTATCCATGATCGGTTTCGCAGATCAATTATCGGGCGGCCTCGGGGAAGGCGGTTTCTTCCGGCAATCAGCCCAGGCAGCAGAACAGGCGCGCATAAATAGGACTGCGCTTGCTGATTTCTTCTACCACATCATGGATATTCACACGCTCAACCGGTATGGATTCGTGTTTTCTCCGAATGAACGACCATTAACCATCAATTCTTACGGCTCCATATCCGCGCTCGAAGCAGAGAAACAAAGAACTCGCGCCGATTCCATGAATGCCGGATTAATGCTCACGCAATCCATTCAAGCCATGAAGGACATGGGAGCCACCGAACAAATAATGGAAACATTCCTGTCCAAGAACATGATGGTTGACGAGGATTTGGCCAAGCTGTACGCAACCATCGTAAGGGAAAAAGATAATCCGGATGAGGGTGCCGAAGATGACGGCAATGGCGGCGGTTTTGGCGGGCGCAATCCAGACGGCCAATGATGATCCATGTGCGATAGGTCAATAGAATGTCACTCTACAACAACATATCACTTCAGCTATCGAATAGAGGATTGACCCGATCAATCATATCCAGCGCAAGCGGTATTGCTGATAGCGCCGCAGCTCAAGCGGCAAGCATGATGGGTGGCGGCGAACTGGCGCAAGCGGTATCAAAAATCGGCGGCAGCATGGCGCGCAATGTTGTCATTAATGAGGTCAACCGGCACATACCGATACAAGCGCAACGCGCTATCAATGTTGGAGCCGGTGCGGTAGGCGATCTTATGCGCGGAGACATCAACGCCGCAGGGTTGCGTATCCTAGATTCCGGGTTGCTCAACAACATGCTGCCGGGCATGAGCGGTGTCGCATCGCAGGCGATGTATTGGGGCAGACCGACACCATTATTTGGCGGGATTGCACCAATCGAAGCGCTACGAATATTCGAGAGCATGCGCGGCGTGCGTTACTCCAAGAAAAACCTATTTCTTATTGAGGTATCGAGCCGGTTGCTGGGTGATTGGGTATCGGAATGGTTCAATATGTTTGCTACGGAGGTAGACTACGCGCCTAACACAATCTCCGGTGACAAGCGCCGCGTCGGTGGGGCCGTACTGGATTCTCCGCAATCAGCGGAACCGGTTGAGATGCGCATCACGACTCTTGATGATCAATTTGGCACAATCAAGCGCTGGTATGTCAACCATCACGCAGCCACGATCTCACAGGATGGAACTGTAGGCGTGCCGAATGATTACGCCATCCGCTTCCGGATAGTTCACTCATTCATTACGCCTGAAAGCACGCCATTTGGCGCATACGAAGATATAGGCTGGTTCCGTCCATCCAATCTTGAGATTAACCTATCCCGGCGCGATGACAATCTCCAGGAAATTCAAATGACATTTTCGCAAATCGATACCTTTATTAGAGCGTAACCATGCCATTAAATCATGATTCCCAGGGGTTCTTAATTGGCGATCCGATAGAGATTGATAAGGCAATGTCGGCGCTGAGTGACATCCGCGACGATATTCACGCCATCCGCACATCATTGGCCGGTGGAAATTACGCCATACCAACACCATCATCCAAGTTTCGCCCGATTGGCAGCGATTCGCCATCATCGATGCCCATGCAGATCGCAACACCCAGAAATGGCCGGACACAATCGCAGCTGGCAAGATCGCTTCCACCAATAGCCGAAAAAATAGCCAAGCCCGGAAAGGTTTACGCAATCGGAAGGAATCGCGACAGCAGCGGGCGCTTTGCTGGGAACGGCGGCGGCGATAGGTCGGAATTGCGCGGAAGCAATGATCGATTCGTTGAGGGTTCTCAGAGTAGCAATACCGCATTACGCGATGCCGCAGAAAAAATAGTCAATGCCGTAGGTAATGCTGGCAGCGGCATGGAAGAAGCCGATCCCACGGTTAAAGCTTTCAATGAAGTCGCTCAACCTGCTGCGCGCGGCTATGAGTCGCTGATGTCCATCAGAAACCGCGAGGAACATCGCAAGGAAGGATGGTTTCGGAAGATTTTTACCGAATTGAAGCTATTCCGGAAGGAAGAAACAGTATTCAACAAGGCAGCCAATAGCAGCCTGAAAAACATCGAGGAGAATCCGGCCAATAACCAAGCTGATGGCGGAAGTAGCTGGCTGAGACGGTACATACTGCCGGTAACAATGGGGCTTCTTGGCTCCGTCCTAGCGGGATCATCAAAGAGCTTCATGGATCGTTTTTCAGAAGCCAATGAACGGGTAATGGAGAAATACATTGCCGCCCCAATACGCAGCATGGTCGAGAGCATAAGCGGCTTAATTGATGGCGTTTCAAACAAAATAGAGTCAGCCTGGAACGTGTTTACCGGGTTCGTTAAAGACAAGATCGGCATCGATATTCAAGGCGCTGCCGATACCGCAAAAGGGAAGGTTTCAGAAGTTATTGAGGCAACAAAAGAATCAAAGATTGGGAAAGCCGTATCAGAAAATCTTGGCGGCATTTCTGCTGCCATAAAACGAGCATATGACATTGCCGCATCTGAGGCTGGCTCCGCGCTTGAAAGTGTTATGCCCAAAGGTTATCGGCACAAAGCGACATTTGATGGCATAAAAGGCGGAGATGACTTATCAAAAAACGGCACTTACACCAATGAAGAAGCTGATCGCATCCGCTCTCTCAAGACCAGCGGCGCAAATACTTCCGGCAACATGCCGGGTGGAATGTCGCAGGAAATTCAGGACAAAATATCCTCCCATGCCAACAAACATGGATTAGACCCTGTGATGATGCAGAAAATAGCAGCTATGGAAAGCGGAGGAAACCCAAACGCAATCAGCAAAAATGGTGCGATTGGCTTATATCAATTCACCGGAAAAACGGCATCAGGAATTGGCATAAAAAACCGATTTGATGTTGATCAGAATATTGAGGGTGGCATGAAATTAACAGCCCAAAATATATCCCTGCTAAAGAAATCCGGATTGCCGGTAACGGCAGAAAATATCTATATGATGCACCAGCTAGGCCCAAAAGGCGCTCAGGAAATAATACGTGGCGCGTCAACCGGAAAGTCTAAAGCCGATTTATCTTCTGGCACGCAAACATCCATGAGCCATAACTATGGCGCAAAAAGTGGAACCGCATCAGAGTACATCACAGCAAACAGAGTGGCGCTAGACAAAAAATACGCGGCCACGATTAGTAATATACAAACCACTTCACTACCGACACCAAGCTCACCACAAATGCCGCAACCAATAAAGCTATCTGAAGCGCCGCAGATCGAGAATCTAATGGGCAGCTTAGGCAGCGGCGGCAGAAGTACGGTTGTTGCTTCCGCGCCGCCCGCCGATGTTGGCCAGGATGTCCGTGACCGTGGTATTGCTCATATTGTTACTGGCGGATTAACTAATTGAAAATAAGTTTGAACTAAGGACCTGATTAATAAGGGATTAAGAACTGACATTTCTGGGTGAATGCTAGACTTTACTTCCTCCATCCTACGCACAAGCAACGCGCACATTTTTTGCTGAGCGTCATTAGGAACGCTGTGCAGGTAAAATACTCTTGGTTCAAAACCCATTTTCTCGGCGGCCACAGATACTCCACCAAACAAAGAAATTGCTGCTATTTGGAACTCTCTGCTTGTCATTTATTTTCCCATAGCTTTAACCGTGACTTTCGTAATAATACCATCTTCGATGGTTGCTGAAACGTTATCATTAATCTCCTTAATTTCAATATTGGAAGTTTCTGATTCACGTTTTTCATATTCGACACAACCAAAATCCGATACGCACATGAAATCACCGCCCACCCCCTCAGAAAAACAAAACGCCTTAGCTTTCATTTCCTCTGGTTTTTTAGGGAAATGCAATCTCGCTTTGGGATCGTCGTAGTTATTACTCGAAAGACGCATACAATAACCCCAATCACGCCCGCCATCTCTTCTTTCTGCCAGAATGCTCGCATCATCCCTATTGAAATGTTTGCAGTCTCCGCACCTTCCAGTTATTTCATTCGACATAATTTTTCCTTTTAATCACGGCTCAATTACCATCTTCCTATCATAACTGTATTGTCTTTCGGGCAATATTCAATATCATTGGAATTCGCTTCAGTTTCAAAAGCCTCATATGCCCCATCTAAATCACCGGGCACAATGATGACAACCTGAGCCTCCCCCGGCATTTGTTTTAATTTGTCGATTAGTTCGGTTATTGTCATACAATCATCCTTCTAGTCACACCGCAACCGGTGCCTTGATAGCCGTATACGGCCCATAATTGTTCAATACAAAATCCTCATACTTGAAGTCGTCAATATCCCGAACATTAGGATTAAGTGTCATTGATGGTAGCGGCATTGGGGTTCGTGATAATTGCTCGCGCGCCTGATCCAAATGATTCAGGTATAAATGCGCGTCACCGAGCGTATGCACGAAATCACCAACACCCAGGCGGCATACTTGGGCAATCATCATCGTCAGCAACGCATACGATGCGATATTGAACGGCACACCGAGAAAAATATCCGCGCTGCGCTGATAGAGCTGGCACTACAACTGGCCATCCGCTACATAAAACTGGAACATGGTGTGACACGGCTGCAACCGCATTTTATCCAGATCACCTACATTCCACGCAGAAACGATCATGCGGCGCGAATCCGGATTACTCTTGATCTGCTCGATCACCTCCGATAACTGATCGATGCTGCGACCGTCAGTAGTCGGCCATGATCGCCACTGCTTGCCGTATACCGGGCCAAGATCGCCATTTTCATCCGCCCATTCGCCCCAAATGGTAACGCCATGCTTATGCAGGTAATCGACATTGGTATCGCCATTGATAAACCACAGCAGCTCGTGAATGATCGATTTCAAGTGGCATTTCTTCGTTGTCACCAGCGGGAAACCATAATTCAAATTGAACCGCATCTGATACCCGAATACGGACAGCGTGCCGGTACCGGTGCGGTCTGATTTGCGATTGCCGTGGTCAAGCACGTGCTGCATCAGGCCAAGATATTGCCGCATTGTTACCGCTCCTTACTTTAGCCATGAATTTTTGCCCTTCCATGAAACAGCGCAGGTGAAATTCAACCTTTTCTGTCACTTGCTGGATTGATTTTTCTGCATCAACAACCCTAATTCGTTCCGAGAACATTATTGCCCTGTCTAGGAATGCATGTCTGACTCTACGAAAAAACGAAGGATCAAGACATTCAAAATTATCGCCATATTTCCCGGCTGCTTTCAATCTATCCATCGCAACATCAACGGAAACATCAAAAAATAGCGTCAAATCAGGCTGGAGAAGTTGACTCGATTGACAGACCGACAAACTTTCAAGTTGCGATATTACGCTGACATCAACGCCCTTTCCGCCACCCTGATAAGCATAGGTTGAATCCGTGAACCTGTCGCAAATCACCCAAGCCCCCTTTCTCAATGCCGGTTTTATCACATCATGACAATGCTCATGCCGCCCGGCTCTCTCGTTACAATAACTACCGGCACCCCGTAACCAAACAAGATCTGGGCTATACGTTCAATATGAGTCGATTTACCAGCACCGTCAATACCCTCAACAGTTATGAATTTCCCGATCATGCCGATACCCCGGTCGATCCGAATCCACCCTCACCCCTTGTTGACTCATCAAAACTGTCCACAATCTTAAATTCAGGCACCATGACTGGCACGATGACAAGCTGCGCGATTCTTTCGGTATGATGGATATGAATTGTTTCTTTCGATCTGTTCCAAGCTGACACCTTCAGCTCGCCTTGATAATCCGAATCGATTAATCCCACAAGGTTTCCAAGCACAAGCCCCTTCTTGTGACCCAATCCAGAGCGCGGCAATATCATCCCAGCGTATCCGGGATCGGCAATATGTATTGAAATGCCTGTGCGAATCAACTTAACCTCTCCTGGAGCCAAAGTTACTGCTGGCGCTATAGTAAAATAACCGGCAACTGGCCTATCAGGTGGCTCACATCCATCCTCGCATAAAGCAACCAGATCAATCCCAGCGCTACCCGGTGTTTTTGGCTTCAAATCATCCTCAGATATCGCCGGATGAAGTAGTTTGACTTCAACAACTCTTTTTTTCATTATCTCAGTAGCGAACCCGCCACCCGGAATTCTTTGAACTGCTTCAATCATTTTTCACCTCACGTTTATTAAACATCACCAAACAACTGATCAGCCTTAGCAAGCGCGGACACAGCCGCAGAATTGCGGTTTGCTCCACTATTGCCATCGGCCACTATGTAATTCACATCCTCAAGAAATGCGAAACAAACCGCGTCCCACAAATCCGGCGAACCCATGCCGTCCCATTCAGACGATCCTTTAGGCGGCACGCGGATACGCCCCTTGTCGGTGAATGTCTTTGGAATCCTGGAAGATTGATCCAACATCACATTGCGATGATCTGTGGTCAGCACGGACAATCTTCCTTCCTTGGCAGCCCTGGCCGCCTGGTGAGAAGCTTGCGCACGCAGATTGAGGTATCGATCCTTGTTCACGTTTTTGAAGCACGGATTACCCCAAATTACCCGGTGAACCACCTTGTTCATGTCTTCCAAATCCTGGCACACGTTGATGCCAAGGCCGCCAGAATCGATCACATAAGTAACGTTGCTGAAGTCAGCGCCAATGTCCGCCAGATAATTTGCATACTGATTTGACCTGATTTTATTGGTCAGCAGCGGTATTTTGCGCACCTCAACCCGGCGCGCATCCGGGCCGGTATCGCCATACCCGATAACACGCGCAGCGACGCACGATGATTTATCGCGCAACCCCTCACCGGAAGCAATATCACCAAGGATAACCCAGCCATAATTCTCATCATCGCGGATGATCCTGCCGCGCCGGTACATGGCTTCGGCTACCCTGCGGTTCATCATGTGCTTTGATGAATCTTCCGGTGCCAATCCCAGAATGCGCACTCTTTTTTCATCGTCATCGTACTGGTTCCACAGCTCAAGCAAGAACTCATCACTGACAAATGGCGAATCAAGCGAGCTAAAGCGCAGCGCATTCCACTCACCGCCGTTCTGAATGGATAGTTCCGTTTGGGTTCTATGGAAGTACCCGGCATTCCGTGTGTATTGGCTCGTCATGAGCATCCGGTTGTGCTGCTCAGTTAGCGCGCCGGATAACGTGTTTAATACAGTATCCAGCAACGATGACGCTTCGTCAGCGATTATCAGAAGCCATTCGCCATGACGACCGGCCATTTTATTGGCCGTCTTCTCGTTTGCCGTCTTGCTCTCAACAAACCATGTATCCTCAAAACCTTTAATTCTTGCTGACGCATCGGCCAGTATCTCAACATGCTCTGCAATCCACCCATGCCTGCCGCGCCGGATTCTTTCGTGCGATATGCCAATCTCTTTCCACGCCGTGGCTTTCAACTGATCCATATCGTTCGCTGTCAGCAGAGTGACCGACATTGGATAGCACGTCAGGTGCCACAGGACTATTATCCCGATCCCACCGGTTTTTCCCGTGCCATGACCAGAAGCCACGGATGTTCTTGACCGAGACGCGGAAACGCTGGCGAATAGTTCCTCTTGCTGATCCGATGGAACGACCCCAACAACCTCAATTGCGAATCTATTTATGTCCCCTGCATATCGTTCACAGAACAATTTCCAGCGGGGATCTTCCGGTAATAAAACACGCTCAGTCATAGATCAATGAAATAGCTGTGCCCGGTCGACCACCAGGCCGAATTTTATTGCCACAAATACCCTCATCGCGGCAATCAGCGGTGATCCATCCATCATTGAAAAAGTATCAACAGCGCTTTGGTCTACTGCGTTAGTAGCACACCAAATATTATTCGCATTGTCACGTATAAGCGTTATGCCGCTTTCTTGAATGATTGGCCCTGAAAAAGCCCAATCAGCCGCAGGATCAAACTTGAATTCATAAGCCAAGTCTGTTGCTGGGTCAACATCTTCATAATCGACAACAATCACGCTACCGTCACCGTCAATATAAAAATCCTCATCCATAGCCATCGCAACCCAATAATCCAGTTCGCGCCCCTTGAGAGTCGATACAGGTTTCTTTGCCATAATCTCACCGGTTAAAAGTCAGCCACATCGCCAGTATCATTATCGATAACCAGCCCGAGACGATCCGCGCGCCCAATCAGCATATCGCGGCGCTTTTTTGCCTCATTCAGTGCTTTTGCGTAAATCTCATCCAACTCTTCCTTGGGCGGGAACAGGTTCAGGCTGATTTCTTCCTTCACCTCAACCTTATTCTTCCACTGCTTCGGTCTTCGATTGAATAACCACATTCTTTGTGCAGCCGGATCGGGCGGGAGCTGCCTTTCAAGGCTGACAATCTCACCAGCTCTAGTGAGCTTTTCTTCCCGAACAAATACATCACCAACAGCCAATTTATAGGTCGATTCGGCGACTTTTGAATCAGCCTCCACCTTGCCGCGCGTCATGGACTCAAAAAACTCTGGATGATCAGATTTCCAATTTGCTATAGTTGTCTCGGTAACATCAAAAGCTTCTGCAATTTCCTCATCTGTAGCGCCCAATAAGCACAATCTATATACCTGATTAGCATAATCTTCTTTGTATAGTGTTGGCCTGCCGCCAGGATTCTTTTTGGATTTCACAGCAGATTGATCGCCATCATTGGTATCCGCCACTTCGGATACCTTGGATACCATCGTATCTTTGGATGCCCTGGATACTTTGCCGCCGGATACCTTCCTGCTGGTTCCTTTATTGGCGCGGTGATCGGGCGAATCGACGGGGTTGCTTTCGAGTACCTTGACGGGGTTCTTGGATACTTTGCTATCAACTCCTGCATTTTTTGCAACAGTTGGATTTACCGCTTTCTTATTCCATCCATCTTTTAAAGCAACCTTGCGCAACGCGGCCCGAGTAATTGACACTTTCAGCTCTTCGATAAGCCACGCATAGCCATCACGAGAATCTGACTCCCAAGCAGCCCTGATCCTTCCCCACTCTTCCGGCGATATTTTTGGTTTCGCAGCCACAGCTACTTACCCCTTGGCATCAAATCAACAACCAGAGTGAATTCTTCTTGTGGTTTCTTTTTAATCCCGCCATTACTTGGATCAATCTGATTGGCAAATTTCGATAGCGTGCATTCTGCCTTGAATCGTTGCAGCTTTGACTTTGACTCAATGGAAATCAACATCAATCTTTCGATAGCAGATAACAAGCGACCGCCGCCCCTTACCTCATCCTCAAACTTCGGGTTCAAGGACACGATTCTGTCCCACGCGGCACGAACATCTTCAGAAGCCGATACTGATTTGTTGATTACGCCTGACAACCCATCAAAACGCTGATTGAGTCTCCTCAGAATCTCCATGTCGCGCTCCCTTGCCTGATTCCAGGCATCGAATACCCACTTTGAAACATCTCGCTCCTGACAGGCTTGAGCGCTCAATTCCCAATCATCCGATTCACCGAATAGGAAATCGATTGAAACCTCATACAGCCGCGATGCACGCTTGATCAACCAAAGAGGAACAGAATTTGTATCGGTTCCCATCTCCACTTTCGCCAGCTTTGACGAGTTTGCATACCCGAGCAACCTTGCCGCCTCGCTCTGAGACATCCCGGCTATTTCGCGTGCCTCTCTCAGCCTATTCCCGATAGATTTAGCCAATCCTGATCGTTCCGTTTCTTTTGGAATGGGCATAATTTTGTTGTTAGCCATAAATCAAATCTCCCGGTAGTCTTTGCATCGTTTGCCGTGGTTTCTGCGGTTGCCGTCTTTATCAGATTTTGTGCATATCGTGATCTTTTCCCCAAATGCTTCTTGCGTGTACTGATGCGCACAACCCTTGCATGTTTTGGATTCCCTGATTAATAGTATTTTCAGTGGGTCTTGGAATGACAAATTACTAGAAAACCTCAATGTCCCACCCTCCGCATTGTGATTTTTTTTGTGGATAAGCAACTTTGAAAACAAAAGGAAAAACAGAAGCTGCGACTTTTACCTTCACTTTCGCATCATCCATAAATATTTCTTTTGCTCCCTTAACTTCGTGCGCCTCAAGCTGTCCGGATGAGGCCATTACGAAAAAATCAACGGTATAAAACGTGTTATCCGCCAAACGTAGCTTTATAACCTCGAATCCCCACCAGACAATCTCACCGCAGGCTCTCAATGCCTCAAGGTAGTGCGAGTAAGCCAGTTCCGTTTTGTTCATCTTGCCGTCTTTCATGCGGCCTAATGCGCGCAGCCTGGTCAATGAATCCATACCGGATGACGGTCTATTAATTGCCGGTAATTTGGATACCACGGCACAATTCGCTCTCACCGGCCTGGATGACTGACCGGAAACCTTCAGGGAGCCGTTTCTTATGCGCTCTTCGATGCTTTTTTTGAATGCTGGTGAGAATGCTGACATTTATCGTGGATAATCCTTATCAATAAAAACCAGAAATGCGAATGCAAACCCGCTCACCAAAAAACAGAGACACAGCCCACATCAAAAACTGCCAGTCTCCATTAAAGATATTCGCAGCGAATCCGATAAAATACGCTAACGCTACAGCCGCACTAAAAACCGTCAAATTACGCAGAATCATGTCAATATCCTTGCTGATAATGATTAATCACTTCCCCGAATACCTCTTCCTCGAACGCATTCAGCAATTCCAGCGTAACGCCTGAGAGACTGGCAATGCCTAGCGTTTTTTTGAACATTTCCTTTGCCTGATCGGCTGATAATGACACCGAGAACGGCAATAGCACATCATGCCGATCTTCATGCGTTGCGGATCCGGAGTGCGAGCCGTGCGCCCATGTCATATGGTGGGAATTGCACAAAGGAACAGTAAACCAGTCAAGCGGCTTGATACCGACACCGGAATTTGCCGATGTTTTGACGTGATGAGCCACTACATCGCCTTGGCACTCGATATGCTGGGCGAATTTGATCCCGCAGCATGGCTGAGACTCAATAAATCTCTTGTGTTGCGCTTGGGTGTAAATCTCAGCCATTTCCAACGCTATCCACAGCTTTTGATTACGGAAATATCCGTCTTTGTGCATTGCTTGCGCGAGTCTGTTCGGCTCCTTATCTTGATCGACACTTTGTCTATCAACCGCTCCGGTCGACCGCTTTATTGCTGGCTCATCGATCCGGATTGCGAAAACATGGTACAACTGCCCGGCTGTCTTACCTTTCCGAATAGTGGCAACTTCGAATGGCTCAACGCTGTCATCGTCTTGCAGCATGAATTTCACTTTTGGGCCGTCACGCGATGTGCTTTTCGCCCATTCAAGGAGCTGCATCTCACCAGAAAAATCCAGCACACCTACGGAGCGCATGGTTTCCTCGAGTCTTGTGATGATTTCGTGGGTTTCTCGATTCATTTTTATTTTTTCTCTATCAATGAAAAACCAAGACCGCTGCACTTCAATATTTCGAAGTTTTGTTCACCATATGCAATCAACATCATCGTTGCTCCGCTATTGAAATCAGCTTCGGCACCATCAACGTAGCAAAAATGTGGTCTTTTTCTTAACATCAGAACCCCAGCGCACTTCCCCCAGACATAATCGGCAAACGGCTTTGTCTCGCACGCGGCAGGAATCAGCATAATCCCGTTGCCGTGTTGCGCCATTTTCTGCATCCATAATGGCCGCGCATACCGATTGAATGGAGGATTCAGCCACACACGACCGTTCCACTGTTTGCGCAGTCCGCAATCGTTAATGTCATAATGAAATTTCGCGGTATCCCACGGACGATTTACCGGTGAGCATGGATCAAGATCAAATTCCCCTAGTGGTTCCAATATCCATCTTGGTGTCAGCCATTCATCACAATTCCCGATTACTTTTTGGTGCGCTTTCATGATTCTTGCTGTTTTACCCTGGCAACCAAGAAACTAACGCTTATGCGTCTTTCTTCATACGCTATCGACTTTATAAAAACACAGGCTTTGAAACCTAAGTCATCTGCAACGCTTTCAAGTAAATTGGCCGTGTTTTCGATCACCCCAGAAACAGCTTTTGCAGCCATAAAATCGCCCTCTCTATCAATTGTTATTGTCACAACCTGCTCATCCGGAACATTAGCAACCATATCGAAATGATTTTCTTGTCCGCAGCTATGGCAATTGATTTTCATTTTTACCCCAGCGCACCGAGCAGCAACCCAGCGACAAAACCAGCCGATGCGCCGATTGATAGCGCCGCAACAAGCATCTGCATGAAAAGAAATTCAGATATTTTCACTTCTTTATTCATCTACTTTTTCTCCACCATCAAGAATTGATCTGACCTCAGAAATTCTCTTTTTCATTGGATTAAATTTTTCATCCAAATCCGCCAAGGATTCTTCGCTTGGCAGGTATCCCCATTCAGCCAATTGATCAGCAATTTTTTGGAGATGCTCACCATCCAATCGCAATATCAGATCAATGCCGTTTCCAGATAGCTGCAATGCGGAGCAATTCAGGTATTCAAAGAATTTGACTTGAGAATATTTGTCACCAGTCAAATCAACATCAATGTTCACAACAGCCCCGCCCAATAAATGTTCTGGTTCAAAATAATCCATTTCACCCATTACCCGCACTCAAACACCTCTGAGCCGCGCGCTGCTCTCTCCACTTTCCCCAAAGCCACTCAACACCATTTTTCAGCTTAAATGCAGCATCATCGCCTCGCTTTAGCGTCACACCTTTCAGAAATTCTTCAAGCCGCGCTTTACTGTTGTACTTCTCCGCCACATACTTAACTTCGCACCGAAATCGATACTCTTCGGAGTAATTTTCCTTATCAGCGTGCTTGCTGATTATTTTTGGCATTATTCTTTTTCTGATGGCTCATAAACTGGCAGCGGCAACCATCCCTGAATGTGCTTTTCTTCAAAAATGTGCACATCGTCCAATGAGGAAAACTTTCCGTCTCTTGTTTTATACAATTCCCAGGCAATATTTCCTTTGATCAAATACGCCAAAAATGACTCACCGTTCGGCGCATCACACATCGGATTAAGCTCAGTGACTATTATTTTGTTGCCGGATTGGTGGAGTTTCATGTTGCAGCCTTGTTTAATTCAAATAATTGTTTTGATATAACCATCAAATCCTCATCGTTTAGTCCGATTCTTACCGTTTGCGTAAAAGTCCATTTTGTTTCTTCTGCGCGAGCAATCTCTCCGATGTAATTATTTTTTAAATAAACGTCAATACAAAGACTTGACCTGTTTATAAGACTAATCATTATTTGCATTCCCATTAATTCCAGGGCACTTCGGTGGCCCCGGTTACCTTCATTGAATCCATAAACTTGCTCTGGTTGTTGGGTTATCAAGCCAACTCGGCTGGGCACTTATCCACATTCAGCACTTGCTTGTGACTGTCATATCTAATGAGTACAAGTGCCCATGCGTGTTAGCTCTTTTGCTTTTCCATTAAGGCAATTAACTTCTCTTGTTCAAGAACGCGTTTTTCTAATACACGCACTCGGTTCCTTTCAGCTATCTGTTCTTCGTGAGTTAAAAACCTACGCTCAATAAGTGGGTGCATGTCCAATATCGATTGGTACGCGCGGCATCTGTTCTTATAATGAGCCACTTGTTTCTTTAGCTTCTCTATTTTCTTTAACAGTCTATTTATTCGTACTTCTTCTCGCGTCAATGTTTCCATACTCACCTCAAATTTAATAAAACCAAGTTAGAAGCTGGCAGGGCTTGATACCTACTTTACCCGGTGACTCCCTGTTTATCTGGATTTGAACCAGCACGATGCTCGCATCACCACTTGTACAGGCCGAGACTATCTGATGTCCTTCAGTGCGTTTCCATCAACGCCGCAGCTTCCTTCTTGGCCTCCGTGTAGCCGGAGGAACGCTTATGCTTGCCAATCGTTAGTTATTTGCACCATAACATCAGGCAAAGAAGCTGAAAATTTATTCATCCATCCGCCATAATAACCATTTGAACTGTTTCTAAAAACTATGTCAGCATAACCTTTATCTGTTGTTATTTTTATTCCATAAGCCGCATCATATTCCTGCCTACATCTACCATCTTCTACGTTATATCCGTCCATGCTTACAATGTCAGACGCAGTTACCTTTCCATTTATTAAAGCAGAAACTCCATTAATGTCGGCAAACCACGACTCAGAACAACAATCGCCTTCAACTTCATAAGCAATAACTCCAGCGTCAGTATAAAAAGCCAAGATACTTTGGTCTTTGCTGACAGACAAACTTTCTATTGTTTTACCTATTAATTCTTCCATCTATCCTCCTATTTAAAATTGCTGGCCTTTTGCATCGCCAGCGCGGATGTGTGTTAGTGGCCGACAGAGTACTCGGCTTGCTGACCGGCGCTTTTTAATAAGTAGCCACACGACGCGGCATAGGATCATTTTTGCCAGCTATCCCGTCCATCCTGCTCTCACCTCTCTACTGTGATACGCACTAACAAGTTGATCGCTATTTTCTGCTACCATGTCTTGAGGCTTACAGTTCACCACTTGCTCTATTGGATAGCGCTCACTTCTTAGCCACCCGTATTTCCGGGGTGTCATTTGCAACTCTCACATTACGCCAATCGGATTAACCACCGCCTTGATGCGGTGTAGCCTTTCCATCTGGATTGCGAGATACTTTCCCGACCCATTCATCGCCGTCATAGAAAACTGGGAAATAAACATAGTCCTTAGTCCAAACTGTAAACGGAATACCTTTTTTAAATCCGTAACAGGGGTCGAATTCCTTATCCATCTCTTCTTCACTCATGGTGTTATGCTCAACGTTATCCCATGAGTCTCCGTTTTCTTGGAATGCTTTTGACAGCTCTTTTTTCCATGTAGTAGTCATTTAGGTATCCTTTAAAAGTGCCGGGCTTCCACCGAACTCCGCTGAGTACCTCTATTCCTTTAGTAAGAGGACAGCTTCACTGATACTGGCCAGTGTTTACCGCCAGGAACTCCCAGCGGATCAGTGTTATTTATTTTTTCCGCCAAGTATTTCGTGAATCTCTCCTGAATCTTTTGAGATACAAGAAAGACTGAAATTTCTACGATAAGACGCACTTTTATTTTCTGTCCATCGAGCAGCAGATTTGCATGCGTCCAAATTGTTAAATTCCTGAGCCGTAATTCCAATATGGCCTCCGTAAGATGATAACCATGCAATCATCAAAATAAATTTCATAACTCTCCCCAGTTTTATCAATCAAAACACAACAAACATGCAGGCCAAACACCAATCCACGGTCATTGCAGTTAACCTTTTCTTGTGATCAACCTGCATGTTTCTTATGACTCAACATTTATTACTTTCTTGCTCAGAATTTCATGAACATGAGCAAATCTTTTTGCCGCTTCCTCTTTTGATACCGTTGATTTTCCTGGAGCCGGTATAGCAATCAATCTTTCCGGTACAGAGTTCGGCAATCTGCCATCAGCAATCTTTTCCTTGGCCTTATCAAGCGCAGATTTCCAGCGTCCTTTAATCGATTGATAAGGATGGTTATTCAGATCATTTCCAAGTTCAGCAGCGGCCCAGTAAATCGCAGGATTTGACCATTTATCTTTTCCTGATTTGCGCTTATGCATTTGCTCAACAGCTTCAGTAAACGCCTGTTCGCAATCTATTGTCGGTCTACATGCCAGCTTGAATTTGTCGCAATCTGGTATGAACGGATACTGTGCAGATAACCCACGTTTTATTTCTTCCGGCGTGAATCCTGCCAATTCGTCAGCCCAAACATTCTTCGCGTTTACGATGCCTTGGTCTTGCCCGTCAGAGTCAATCACACCGGTTTGGTATTCAGCCAAAAACCGATTTCCAAAGCGCCCGTGGAAACGCTTGAATATTTCTTCAATCCATTTGACTGGTAAAGCGTTCATGTTCGATTACGTCTCCTTTAATGACTTTTTCTCGCGTTTCATTTCCAAAAATAGACCTTGCCGCGATTGAAGCTAATTGTTGCTTTGTTTTGTAAGATGGTGGCGCTTGTGATTTTTGATACCACTTGGCTTTGAATCCTTGCCAGCCGTTCTGGCAACATGCGATTAAAGCTGTTTGCAAATCGATTCCAGCGATAGCGGCTTCACGTCTTAATCCATTCACTGCGGTTTCTGAAATTGGCGCTTTCTTTTGTTTTCTAAGCGATGAAAAGTCTTTAATGACAGAATCATCAACGTCGTGAAGCAATTTTTTTAACTCTGGATCAATTTCTTTTTTTATTATTTTTTCTTTACTATGTTTTATAGTTAATGGTTCTTGGTTTATAGTTGGTTGAGCGGTCGTTAAACGGTCGTTGAACGGCTGTTCGTTAACTGTTTCATGTTGTTGATTTTTTGGTTTTTCTGATTTAGATAAACGCTTTGCTGCACTAGCTTTCCCTGCCTCTGAAGCCTTCTTTGACTTATCATGAAACAGCTCTATTTCTTTAAATGCTCTGTTATTGATCCAACCATTTTCAGTCAACGTAAAGAACTCGTTCAACACCTGTTCAACGTCCGTTGAATAATCGCTCAACATCAACAGGCGGCATACAGACTTAATATCTGTCGATATTGGTTTCTCGTGCATGTATTGCCAGTCAAGCAGCCGTCTATAACAAATATCCTCCATTGGAGTTAAATGCTTTGTGTGGCTCTGATAGTCCGAAATGTTGAATTGGTAGTAATGCATCAGATTTCGTAAAAAAACAAATGCTGCTCTGGCATCTTAAGATCAATTCCTATTTTTAATAGCTCTTGTGCTTGAGCAATAGATAAATTACCAACATTATTTGCACCTAATATCAACCCGCAATACTGGCATGTATATCCATCGCGCTCATAAACCAAATACCTTATTGATAATTTGACTTGGGTCTTAGGAAGTTAAGCACTTACTAAAGTGTGTTAACTTACTGAGATGAATGTTAAAAACAGATACTATTTTCGTTCTCGAATTAGAGAAGTAAAATTCAGACAACTCATTCGATGTTTTTCGTTGGATTTTACTGC